AGGAGATCGCGGACCGGATCGACGGTTGGTGGAAGGGGAAGTTTTTCCTGTACGACAACCGGGTGGCCGGTGCTGGGGACGAGGACAGCATCATTTCCGTGTTCGAGTATGCCGTTCGCCGGTTCGGCTGCTGTGTATTTCTTGTGGACAACCTGATGACCGCCCGGTTCAACGACCAGAGCGATAAGGACTTCTACCGGGCGCAGAGCCGGTTCACGGGGCGGCTGGTGGAGTTCGCCAAGAAAAACGAGGTGCATGTGCATCTGGTGGCACACCCCCGGAAGGGCGATAACGACAAAAAGAAGCTGCTGACCGCGGACGACATCGGCGGGTCGGCGGACATCACAAACCGGGCGGACAACGCCTTTTCGCTGGAACGGATGGAAGAAAAGGACATCGCGGCCTATGGGTATGACGCCGGGCTGAGCATCCTGAAAAATCGCTCCTACGGCTCAACGGCAAACATCCAGCTGGTCTATGATGCCCGGTGCCGCCGATACACAAAGAAGGGAGAAAGCGATGGAGTCTACGGCTGGGAACGCTGACTGGACCGCTTATGAGCGGGAGAAGAAAAAGCTCCAGGGATTGCCGCCGGACGAATACGAGGCAGCCCTGAAAGAGCTGGCAAGGAGGATGGGAATTTGATTTTTGAAATTCCGTATCCGCCCACCAAAAGGGGAAAAGCGGCCTGGAACAAGCGGTTTGGCCTGAATGCGTATTATGCCGGGAAACATTGGTCACAGCGGAAGCGGGACGCAGAAGAACTCCACTCTCTGGCGCTGTGGTCCATGAAAAAGGCACATATCCGAAAACAGTTCGTCAAAGGCCCTGTCGAAGTCATTTTTCGCTGGAACGATGGCCTGGACGTGGACAATCACGCCGCCATGGGTAAGGCATTTTTAGACGCCATGAAAGGCTACATACTGCCGGACGACAACCGGGAATGGGTGCGGAAAGTGTCCCATGAATTTTGGGAAAACGATAACATACAGGTGGAGGTAAGGCCCTATGGGCGAACTTGAACAATACTTGGTCCCCATCCGGCGGTATTCAGCCAACCCCTGCATGGATTGCTGCTGCCCGATCAGCAAGTGTCCATGGCTGCGCGAGGGAAAGCCAGTACCGGGCTGGACGGCCAAGAAACGGACGTTTGTTGTCGGCAGATGCCAGGGCGGCGTAAAGCATTGGGTGACTACATACGCCATCGAGCGCTGCCCGCTGGAACAAGGTAAAGGGAAGAAGGAAGAGCAGTGGAGGAAATAACGCTTTTTCAGGAGAAAAAAATCAGTGAGATCAAGCTAGATATCTATGGTGTACCTGATTTATCTAACTGGCCGCAGATTTTTGAAATCCAAAACACAGCACAGAAATGCTACTACACTATAAAGCAGCACGAGAAGGTCATGTGCTCGGTTTCTGGGGGCTATGACAGCGATATTGTTCTGGACTTGGTCATTCGGTGTGGAGGCCGGGCTAAAACAACATTTGTGTTTAACGACACAGGTCTGGAATATGACGCTACGAAAGAGCATTTGATGCGCCTCAAAGAGCGTTATGGCATCCAGATCAAGCGACTTTTTCCCCAAAAGGCAATCCCGAGTTGTTGCCGAGATTATGGGGTTCCGTTCTGGTCCAAGTATGTGTCCAGCATGATTTATCGGCTCCAGAAACACGTGTTCCAATGGGAGGATAAGCCGCTGGAAGTGTTGCTCGACAGATATCCTGGATGCCGCTCAGCGCTCAGGTGGTGGTGCAATGATTTCAAGACAGCTAACGGGAGAGAATCTAGGTTTAACATTGCGTATGTCAAAGGTCTGAAGGAGTTTATCCGGCAGAACCCACCAGATTTTAGGATTTCAGCCAAGTGCTGCGAGTATTCAAAAAAGGTGCCCGCACACAAGGAACTTTTAATTGGAGATTACGACCTTAACATCACTGGTATCCGTAAAAAAGAGGGTGGAACACGGAGCAGCGCCTATAAATCGTGTTATGACGAGATTTTTTGTGGCCCCGACAACTACCGTCCAATCTTTTGGTGGGGAGATGCGGAAAAAGAGGCATATCGGAAATGGGCCGGAATCATCAGGTCAGACTGCTACGAATTGTGGGGTATGAAGCGTACAGGTTGTGCTGGCTGCCCGTTTGGAAAAGATTTTGAACAGGAGATTGGTCTTGTCCATGAGTTTGAACCCAAGCGGTATAGAGCAATGGAGGCTGTCTTCGGGCAGTCATACGAGTACACAAGGCAGTTTTTAGCCTATAGGGAACAGATGAAAAGCCTGCAAAGAAATGCCGATCAAATAAGGCTGGAGGGATTTTATGAATGATGTCAAGCGCGCCCTGATGGGTGACCGGGAGGCGGCGAAGCGGCTGACGGATGCGGGGGTGCTGCTGCTATGTCCTATGTGCAGAGGAAAGGCAAGGGTGCGGAACGAACGTTACTATCAGCCAAATGTCCGCAGAAATGTGATCTGCATGAAATGTTTTACGAACAGCGGATGGTATAAGACGGAACACGAAGCCCGCCTCGCCTGGAACACCCGCGCGCCGATTCTGAGCGCGGAGGAGATGGAGATGATCGACAATGGATAGTTTACAGGCCAGCCAGATTGCTGGAGGGAATACAGCTTACAAGAGAGCCTGTTCCGATTTTTATCCGACTCCGCCGGATGCCACTTTTGCGCTGATGAAGTTTCTGGATCTCCAAAAGGGTACAAAAATTTGGGAGCCTGCCTGTGGGGATGGTCACATGGTTCGTGTGATGGAGAAAATGGGGTATCAGGTAATCGGGACGGACATCCAGCGTGGAGATGATTTTCTGACTGCTCCACTGATGGACTGTGACTGGATTATAACAAACCCTCCTTTCTCACAGTCAGAGGCATTCATTCAGCGGTGCATGGAACACGAAAAGCCGTTTGTACTTCTACTGAAAAGCCAGTATTGGCACGCAAAGAAAAGAAAGCCGCTATTTGAAAAGATGCCGCCAGAGTGGATTTTACCGCTGACATGGCGGCCGGACTTTCTATTCAAAACCAGAGGCAGAGGCGCACCGCTGATGGATGTGATGTGGGTTTTGTGGGACCCTGACTACGATCATGGGTGTATTACACGATACTATCCGCTTGATCGGCCGACGTCGGAGGAGATGGAGATGCTGGAGGAGCTGGAATGAACCTAAAAGATTTAATTGCTGATGTGAACGTCAACGAGATTTACGAACACATCGAGACTGAAACATTGTCGGAGTGGGTGAACGCATGGCAGAAAGCCGCCCTTTCCGCCCTCCACCCCGTCAGCCGGGAGCAGCTGGAGCGGGTGTGGCCGGGGTGTAGTTTCTGCAAAAATGACGGTGTTCAAGATTATCGTACTGCTGTATGCGTTACGAGATGGGGAATGAGCTACTTAAAAGGACCAGAAATTGAAAGTGACGACATTTTCTATGCCCAGAATCATTTTTGCAGATTTTGCGGCCGCCCCCTCACCCTGGAGGCGTGGAAAGAAATGAGAAAGAGATGGGAGGCGGCGAACGATGCGGATTGAGCGCAAGCGCTATGTGGTCATGCGGAAAAACAGAACAGAGGTCTGGTGCGGTCTAGCAAAGGCTTTTAGTTTTCGTCCCATATCCGAAATAAAAGACGTATCCGTCAAGACATATCGTTCTGAGGCGCAGGCTAGAAGCGGATGTTCTTCGTGGGACAGAGATTTTGAGGTCGTTCCGGTAATTGAGACGATTGCGACTGAGGAGGTGCTGAAAGATGGAAGTACGACCGATTGACGGAAATATACTACGGAAATGGTGCGAAAAGATAATTGACCAAGCGTGCCATCCAGCAACCGTGCAGATCGGGGAGGTATTCCTGGACAAGGTACGCTCTATGCCCACCCTCACCCTGCCGAACGAGTGGGTGAGCGCGGAAAATGCCATGCCGGCAGAACATAAGTCCGTGTTGTGTATCGTGAGCGGGAAGCCGAGGCCGAACATCACACTGGAGGAGGCGTATCAGCTTGGATCGTGGAATAAGGCTGACGGCTGGATCATCGATGAATATCTGGACTGGGAAGATGCTGTTGTCTTGTGGTGGATGCCCCTTCCGGAGCCGCCGGGAAAGGAGGGGTGAGGATGGACGTGAAAGAGGCAATCACTCAACTTACAGGACTGAAGAAATATTGTGAAGGGATGGCGGAATGCGACGAATCTGGAAGCTATGTTTTTGACCTTGATGTTCAGGCGCTTGATATGGCAATCACCGCACTGTCCCCGCCGAACGAGCCGCTAACCATCGAGCAGCTGCGGGAGATGGGAGGACAACCGTATTGGCATGTTGGGTTACGGGAAGAAAGTCCTCCGCCACATTGGAATATCCTTGATCCGTTTTATGCAAAGCATATCGAGGATTACAGATACGGCGAGAACTGGCTCGCCTACCGCCGCCCGCCGGAGGGAGAGGAGGATGCCAATGCTTGAATGCTACAATTTTGAGGAGTGCGAATACAATGCGCAGCCAAAGTGCTGCCTGCCTAATGGAATGGAGTGCCCGCATGGCGTGAAGGCCCATAAACCAACCAACGCCGACCACGAGAAGCTGATTGAGCGGTTAAAGAACGCCGCAGGAGGACCAGAAGACATTAAGATGTGCCAAGACGCCGCCACCGCCCTCTCCACGCTCCAGGCCGAAAACGAGAAGCTGCGGGCCGAGTTGGAACAGGTGAAGCGGTGTATCGAAATTGTAGAAAATCAAAGAGACTCTGCAATCAAGGAACTAGAAAATTATATGGTACAAGATGTTTTAGACGGAAATGAGCCGTGCGCAATCTGTGCGAAAGCATCCGATACGCCATGCGAATATTGCAATCCAAAGTGGCGCGGCCAGAAGGAGGACTGAATATGAAAATAACAATTGATATGGAAAATTTGCAAAGTATTATCGAGGAATCCGCAAAAATCAATACAAAAAACGCCGTCGAGCAGGCAATTATGGACGTTGCTCACGCAAAAGTTGATTCTGTTCTTTGCGGCAAAATTGAGGGAATTGTTAACGATTCGATTGTTGGATATGTCAACAACTATCTTAAAACAACAAAGATTCACATTGGCGGAGGCTGGAACAGCGACAATGTTGAAGAATACACAGCCGAAGAATATCTCAAAAAGCAAATCAAAGACGTGTTTGAGAGTCAGTCCTTTACTGTGAAGCAGAAAGATAGATGGGGTAGTATGAAAGAAGAAAAAGTGTCTTTCCAAGAATATCTCCAGAATTATCTTAACATTGAGGCGGAAGTAAAACCGTATATGGACAAGATGGCAAAGTGCATCAGGGACGATGTAAACAAGAAGGTAAAGACCCTGTTTGATGATGCCATGAGATCTACACTTGCAGAAAATGTCTTTGCGATTGTATCTGCGTCCGATACATATCGTTCCGTCAGTAACAGCTTAAAGATGTTGGGGAATTGAGATGGATGAGTTTGAAAACAGTTGGGAAAATTGCGAATACTGCGAAGAAACATACAAAGAGTGGGATACTGGATATACGGAGTATGGATGTTCGCTTTTTGGTGGGGAATGCGTAGAGTGTTGCCCACTGTCATTCAAATACAAGGTGGAGGACTGACATTGAAATACAAAGTATCATTTAGCGGGTTTGCTTATGTTGAGGCGGATTCTCCGGAAGAGGCAGAGGAAAAAGCTATGTACGAGGATGATGCTGTTTATGAGGAAAAAAAGTGTGAGTCCGTAGAAGAAGTAGACGAGTTTACGGTGAGTTTGGAGAACTGCATGGAGCGGTTGACTTACTGGAACGAGGAATATGGTTGCTGGTCATATCATGGGCCAAGCGGTGAAGCCGCAAAACGCCTCGCCGCCTACGAGGACACGGGCCTGGAGCCGGAAGAGATAGGAGCACTTAAATCTCGTGAGAAAGGCCTTGTGGAGCTTTTGAATGGTGTGTCCTGCGGTTGCGCTGTAACATATACCCGCCTCCGCGAACTGGCCCAGGCGGACAGGGAGGGGCGGTGCGTGGTGCTGCCTGCAAAGCCAGATCAAACTATCTATCAGTGGCGCATAGGTGATGACTGCCCGAGCGTGAGCCGTCTTGATGGCGTACAAATTAACGCAGATGGAGAGATTACATATCCGATTTGGAACGGTTATTTGATAGCTGAAGATTTCGGCAGAACCGTGTTCCTCACCCGCGAGGAAGCCGCACTACGGAGGGAGCAGGATGGATAATAAAACTATACCGCGGATGTATCCCGCTGAATTTGTCGACCGGGAATTAGGGATTAGAACTGACTGCTATAACCACAGCTGCCCATTCAGGGTGAATGATACCAGCAACGCCAACCGTTGCGAGTGTACGGCCTGCCCGAATCGGTGTACGGGCGATTTCTCCATTGCGTGGAACCGGACGCTGACAGATGAAGAGTTGGAAATCATTCAACGGATTGTGGACGATCACGAACGGAGGTGGAGCGAATGAAGGAGTACATCGAGAGGGTAACTGCGCTGAACGCGCTGATAAGGGCATTGGGGTATTGCCAGTGTGCCAATGATGTGATAACTCGTATCCCCGCCGCCGACGTTGCGGAGGTGAGGCACGGAAGATGGGAAAGGGTTTCAACCGCAAGCGGAATCATTTCAAGAGTTAGGTGCTCTGTTTGTGCTGGAACACAGCCGCTAACATTTGAGAATATGCCATACTGTCCAACGTGCGGCGCTCGCATGGACGAGGAGGACGGGCATGAGATTAGCTGATGTTGACATGATTTATGACGAAGTTGAGAAACAATATAAAGGGGCAACTGGCATTGAACGTAACTGTAACCGTAATTTTCTTAATTTGATTTGTCATGCCCCCACCATCGACGCCGTGCCTGTGGTCAGGTGCCGGGAGTGCATATACTACAAAATCTGCGACGAATGGGAAACTGGCAAGCGGATGCTATGCGAAATCCATCATCACTCATACTTAGACCACGACGGAGACGAACATTTTTGCTCTTGGGGCCAGCGAAGGGAGGCCGAGCATGATAAACACCCATCCGACCCGCTGTAATATCTGCGGCGGGCGTGTGACCTATGGTTCTAATGCCCGTGTCTATGGACGGGAGTACGGAAGCGGATATTGCTACCTCTGTGAGCAGTGCGGGGCCTATGTAGGGACGCATAAGCCCCGCCCACGGGAAGCCCTGGGTCTGTTGGCTGACGAACCGATGCGGACAGGGAAAAAGATGTGTCACGCTCTCTTTGACCCGCTCTGGCAGGGAAAGCCAAAGGCCCACAAGAAGCGCAACGACCTTTACCGCTGGCTGGCCCATGAGATGGAAATACCAATCGAGGATTGCCATTTCGGGTACTTCGACATTGACCAACTCCGGCGGGCGTACATCATTCTGAGAGGCGTACAGGACAAGCAGATGCGGTATGACAACTGCGGGAGAATCCATTTTGAGGAGGCCGCCCATGAGGTTTCGGAGTAAGACGGGCGAAGTCGCACTTACCATTGAACAGGCATTAGAGCAGTTTTGCGATAGCAAAAAAGATTGCGACTATTGCGAGCTTCGGGAACCCGTGCAGCAATACGCAGGGACAAAGAGGCCGTGTCATGAATACGTAAGAGCCAACCCTCACGAAGCCGCTCGCCTGATGGGCTATGAGGTGGTGGAGGATGATGAACCACGCACTTGTTTTAACTGCATTGGGTGTGAAATTGAGAAGGACTTTGACCCACAGGAAGGGTGCAAAAATTGGGTGAAAAGGAAGGAGGCCAACATGGACAAGCCGAGAATTTGTGAGGTGCTGGGGTTCGATGTGGGAGAACAATTCTACATTGCAGATTCGTACTGCAATCCATATCACATTACCCCGGAAGGGCTCATAGAAGACAAAGATGGGGACGTTCAAGACTGCATTGCATTAGACCTTATCAACTACCCCGACCGCATCATCCGCAAGCCCCGCTGGACGCAGCAGGAGGTGGAGGACGCAAAGAATATCAAGAGGATGTTCTGTTCTGGAACATTTCCAAATTTTACACATATCCAAAAAGACGAACTGGGGCGGCCTGCAATGGTAGATTGCCCTATGCGAGATAATAATGGGTGGTTCTTTGTTGGCCTGGAGAAAGGGATGTTCCCCTCTCTCCGTCCCGACGAAACCGTCACCCTTGACGAGATCATCGGAGGTGCCCAATGAGAGAAATCCTTTTCAAAGCAAAGCGG